TTTATGTACTCTATCAGCAATCAACTGGGGATTAATAAATGAAACCCATGAGTTTGAAAAGTATTGTGACTTAACTGTTAGAGCTCTCGACGAATTATTAGATTACCAGGATTATCCTGTATATGCTGCGCAAAAAGGAACGGAGAATCGTAGACCTTTAGGTGTTGGTATAATTAACTTAGCTTATTTCCTAGCTAAGCGTGGACTCAAATATGATGAGTCAGCATACGATATAGTAGATAGATATGCAGAAGCATGGTCATATTATTTGATAAAAGCGTCAGCAAACCTAGCTCTTGAAAAAGGAAAAGTGATATATAATAATGATACGAAATATTCTAAAGGAATAGTTCCTATCGATACTTACAAGAGGGCGATAGATAACTTAATCGAGTCAGAAGAACGTCTACCGTGGGCAGATTTGCGAAAGCAACTCAGAGATACAGGTATTCGAAACTCAACTCTCATGGCATTAATGCCGGCTGAAACATCCGCCCAGATTAGTAATAGTACAAATGGTATTGAACCTCCTAGAGCTTTAGTATCATATAAACAAAGTAAAGATGGTGTAATGGCTCAGGTCGTACCTGGTTATCACCACCTTAAGAATAAGTACGATTTACTCTGGGACCAAAAGTCACCGGCGGGTTACCTTGGTATCTGTGGTATATTACAAAAATATATTGACCAAGGTATATCAGTAAACACATCTTATAATCCAGAACACTATGAGGATAATAAGATTCCTATGTCAGTAATGATACAGGATGTTGTGACCGCATACAAATATGGATTAAAACAATTATACTATTTTAATACATATGACGGTGCTGGAGAAATGGAAGAAGAACACCATACATACGAGATTGGTACATCACCGGATATAAATGACGAAGAAGAAGACTGCGACTCCTGTAAAATCTGAAGAAGACTTCTGGGATATGATGCCAGATGTTGAAGACTTAGAGAAGATAGTTCAACGCGAATTGAAAAAATTAGAGGATTGGGAAAAAAATGGCAATATTAAAAAAGAATAAAAAATCTCATCTATTAAAGAATATGTTTTTAGATGAGTCTGTTGATATACAGCGATTTGATTTAGTAAAGTATCCTCAGTTAGAAAAGATAACAGAAAAGCAACTTGGATTCTTTTGGAGACCCGAAGAGGTAGATATTTCAAAAGATAAGAAAGACTTTGATGCTCTAACTGAACATGAGAAACATATCTTTACATCAAATTTAAAAAGACAAATATTATTAGATAGTGTACAAGGAAGAGCGCCAAACCTTGCGTTCCTACCTATTGCATCTTTACCTGAAGTAGAGAATTGGGTAGAGACATGGTCATTCTTTGAAACTATTCATAGTAGAAGTTATACACATATTATACGAAATGTATATCCTGACCCAGCTGTGGTATTTGACTCTATGCTAGATGTTAAAGAAATACTTGACTGTGGTAACGATATCGCAATGTATTATGATGATCTCATTGATTGTAATAACTCACCAACAAATTTATATGACCATAAGAAAGCTTTATACATGTGTATGCTTTCAGCGAATGCCCTAGAAGGAATTCGTTTTTATGTTTCCTTTGCCTGCAGTTGGGCATTTGCTGAACTTAAGAAGATGGAAGGTAATGCAAAGATTATTAAATTCATTGCCCGTGATGAGAATACACACTTGGCTGGTACAACTACCATATTAAAACAAATGTTAAAAGAAGACAAAGATTTTGTGAAGATAGCTAAAGAGCTTGAACCACAAGCAACAGAACTATTTGTTAAAGTTATAGAACAAGAAAAGGAGTGGGCTGAATATTTATTTGCTAATGGCTCTATGATTGGTCTTAACGAAACAATATTAAAAGAGTACGTTGAATGGATTGGATGTAAACGAATGAGAGCTATTGGTTTAACTTGTCCTTTCACTGTACCACAGATGAACCCACTACCATGGACAGAGAAATGGATATCTGGAGGTAATGTACAAGTTGCCCCACAAGAAACAGAAATCACATCTTATGTTACTGGTGGTGTAAAACAAGATGTTGATAACAACACGCTAAAGGGATTAAGTTTATAATGAAAGCTATATTAGATGCTCATGACTACGCTGAGTTTAAAAAGAAAGTAGATATATTAAAGGAAAGAGGTATTGACCTAAATCATCGTGTAAACGAAGAGGGTGGACAATATACAGTATTAGTGGAAACACATTATACGATTGAAGAATTGGACGCACTTACAGAATGAAAGGTTATGTATTATTAATTTGTTTATTTATGACATGTACTATTGCATGGACATATCAGAACTTAGAATATAAAGGTTATGAAAGAGCACAAGCATGTTATGGAGAATGTTATGAAAAATATTTGGAAGAGAATGGTACAGTGGTTGAACAGCTACAGGCCCAAGCAGAAGAGGCCGCATCAGATCCATATAGTTCCATTAGAGGAATTTGGTCGGGATGCGCAGCGTGTCACGGTGCAGAAGGCCAAGGCATGGGAGCATTCCCTCAATTGGCCGGAAGAGATAGCCAATATATATCTCAAAGATTATACGCATACAAGAACAGAGAAACGGTAGGCAATATGAGTTCAACAATGTGGGCTCAAGCTGGTATATTATCAGATAGTGATATAACAAATATAAGTAAATTTATAGAGGAGACAATGAATGATTGAGATATACGGTAAAGATCAATGTCCTTTTTGCGATATGGCAAAAGTGCTATGTACAAAAGAACAAAAAGAATATAAGTATTTTCAATTGGGAGTAGACTTTGACAGAAATGATATGTTAGAGAAATTCCCTACAGCAAGAACCTTCCCACAGATTATAGTGGATGGCGAAAAGATTGGTGGCTTTGACCAATTAAAACAAAAGATAGGGTAACCCATGCAAGAGCCAAATCATTGGTATACACATAACTGTGAGTTTTGCTTTTCAAGTGCAAAGATATATTTTGAAGAAGAAAGACCAAGAGAAGTATTTTGTCCTTACTGTGGGTCAGCAGTAGAACATGTCGATGAGCTAGATTTCGATGAATAAATAAGAGTATGGAATGGCAATATCAAGGCAAAGAATACGAGCTACCACCAGACTTCGATCACAAAGACGTGTATGGTTTTGTATATCTAATAACAAACAGAGCGACAGGACGGATGTATGTCGGGAAGAAATTCTTTTGGAGCAAGAAGACTCTACCAATAACGAAGACAAGGAAAAGAAGGAAAAGACTACTTGTTGAATCTGATTGGAAAAAATATTATGGAAGTAATGTCCATCTTAAAGAAGAAGTTGACAATCAAGGAGATCAAATGTTCCATAGAGAAATACTTCACCTTTGCAAAACAAAAGGCGAATGTGCTTATATGGAAGCTAAGGAACAGTTCGACAGAGATGTCCTTATTGATGATAAATACTATAACGGTATTATTAATTGTCGGATTGGTGGCAATGCGGTAAAAAACTTAAAATAACTATTTACATTATACGTTAACTGTGGTATAATAATCTATTATATGGCAAAAATATACAAGTTTCCTACAGGTGAGGAAATCAGAACAGACATCAACCCTCTCGACGCAATGTCCGATGAGTGTGTTGAAGCATCTCAATATCTAATGGAAGTATTAGAAGAATTCATAAATACTGGACAAGCTTCAGATAATGAGCTTTTTATGGATATGAATTTTAGAGATGAGATGCAACAAGAATCCCGTGACATGTTTGTTATTGTAAATATGATTAATGCAATGTTTAATAGACATGCAGGTATTCCCCATAGATTACATCGTACATTTGATAGAGCATATGTTGAAATCAAAGCTTTATTAGCCGCCAATGAAAAGGGAAGAAGAGAACTAGAAGAGTTACTAAATAAACTCGAGGACGAAGATAATGATACTACTTGATTATTCACAAATTGCATTAAGCAATATTATTGTGCAAAAACTAAATGATGAGCAAATGATTAGACATATGATACTTAATAGTATTCGTATGTATAATAAAAGGTATAGAGAAGAGTATGGCCAAATGGTTATATGTGCTGACGGTATGAATACCTGGCGTAAAGAATACTTTCCGTATTACAAAGCAAATAGGAAAAAAGGTAGAGATGAATCTACTCAAGA